GCTGAACCGGCTGAGGATCTGTTTTACGAAATGATGAACGCCGAAGCTGGGACCATTGGCGGAGAGACGTCTGTTTATTTGCAGCCAACAGATCAAAGGCCAGACCAACAGACCAGCTTATCCGATAAGCAGCTGAAGGCGTTCAATTGTTGCCGGGATGCGTTAGAGGGTGACGTAATCAACCAAGGCGTTGCGCGTGATTCGTTTATCTATTGGCTGGAACATGAGGGCGGAATCGACGGCGATGACGAAGCGGCAAAGAAGCGTCGGCGCATGGCATGGGTGCGATCACTCAATGCCTTGATCGACTCCGGGAACATCATCAGCGAGAAAGCTGGGAAGGTTTTGCGGTTCAAAAAAGAGACGGATTCGGGGGATGAAAATGGGCTTTTTTAAGAATGGGGCGCACATCGGGAATGTGCGGATTCGCACATGGGCGCACACAATCCGCACATTTTGTGAAGCGCTGAAAGCCTTGCTGGGCGCGGGTTTCGAGAAAAGCGCACATAAGCGCACATTCCCGCACACCAGCTGGCACCAAGCGCACACACCGCACATCTCTCTAAGGATGTGCGTGTGCGGTGCGGATTTCAGTGCGGGGGTTGAAGTATGAAAAAACCTTATTCTTCTGTGTCGGTTAAGCAGGAAACATGGCAGCCGGCTGTCGACGCTTATCATGCAGCTGAGAATCTAATGAATAAAAAATGGGGCTGGTATGTGTGGGCAAAGATCTGCTCACCAGAGACGGCCCAGAAGCTGCGTGCAGCGCGAGAAAGGTACTTAGATGCAGTAAGGGACCGAGATCACCATTTGATCGTGAAGTGCTGCCAGAACCTAACGAAGGGGCTGGAAGTCGTGGACCAAGAGATAAGCGCGAAGCATAAGCCGGATGATGTCTTTTATTTGTATCGCCGGATCGATGGCAGGAACTTCTATTTTGTGAATGATCAAATGGATATGCAGCGAGTGTTGCCGCTGATGAAAGGAAAAGATCCAGTGGTTTACACGATGGAAGAAATCGTGCGGGTGCTGTCATCTGAAGCGATGGCCAAGCCTAATGAGATTAAACAAGCGTTTCCGGGTGCTGAATTGCAGTCGGTAGAGTTCAAACACAATCGGGAGCAAATAGATGACGAAATCCCTTTTTAATGGCGATTATGTGAAGGTTTCGGACTACCCGAAAGAAAAGCCAAAGATCAGGCGCTACTCGGTCCTGCCAGCTCGCGCCGTTCAAGATGCATCGCTGCATCCGACTTCGTTTCGGGTGCTGGCAGCTCTGTGCATCCATACAAACGGCCACGGGATCTGTTGGCCGTCACAAATAACGCTGGCGCTCCATCTTGGCGTGTCAAAGATCACGATCCTGCGAAACATCAAGAAGCTGATCGCTGCCGGCTACGTCAGGAAGCTGGAGCCGAAGCAATACCCTTGGGGCATCATTCAGAAAGGGAAGCGGCCTACAAACCGCTACCAAGTCATGTTTGGCGAGAAAGATCCATTGCCAACCAAAGAGCAGTTTCTCGCACCGCGTGCGGCGATTATGGACGTTGACTATGGCATTGCTGACGGCAAAGTAACGCAAATAGAGGAAACGCATAACAAGACAGGGGGTCCGGGGGATGGAAAAGCAGACTTTCAGATACTCGCACACACATTCCGGGCGGCTGTCGAGCGGGCGTCCGGAGCTGTCAGGCTATCAGAACCCAGCTTCCCGACAGCTGCAAAGCTGCACGCGCTGGGCGTTACAGCCGATGAGGTCAGGGAGTCGACCACTGCGATGGTGAAAGACGGGCTGCGAACTGGACGCACTCCGCCGATAACACTGGATCAGGTTGCAAAGTGGGCCGGACTGTATAAGAAAGGAACATAAATGCGCATAACGGTGATTATGTTAAATGCGATCACGCGGTCAAAGTCGGCCCGCGCCATCGATCGCACCCCTTGCCCCCCGGCCCCCGCCGCCCTGTATAGGGGGTTCCGCTCAAAATTTTTCAGAAATCCGTTGGAGGACGTAATATGAAAGACATCATCAACCCAGACCACTATCAACGCGACGGCATGGAGTGTATCGAGGCAATTGAAGCAGCGGTACAAAACCTATCCGGCGCAGAAGCATACGCTACCGGCTCAGCAATCAAGTATCTGTGGCGCTGGAAGGAGAAAGGCGGCATGGATGATCTCAACAAGGCCAAATGGTTTATCCAGAAAATGATTGATTATCTTGAAGAGATCGAATACCAAGAAGAGCTGAAAGCCGAAGAAACGCTATTGGAGATCGCGAGAAAGTTATGACCATGATCAGCTTGGAAGGATTTGACAGTTGCGTCGCAGGGATAGCGTTCGGCTGCGGAGAACCCGATCGATTGGTGTACGACACAGCAAAGATCTACGGCAAGCTGCAAGCAGACATGGATCTGACGTTCGATGAGTCGATCAAGTTTTTCGACAACATCATCCTGCCACTGGTCATGGGGCCGGGCGCTCCCATGTTTCTAACATTCGCCGATATGGATGAAATCAAAGAGGTACACTGCAATGTCCAAGATGACAGTGCGCGAGGCGCGTAAAGTTTTAGCCATCGGCTCTGACGACGAAAAGGAAGCCGTCAAACAGGAGCTACAAGCGATCGCTGCGTCCAACGTGACCGATGTATTGCAGTGGACGCAATCGGGAGGCATGGCGTTACTTGCGTCGAAAGATATCCCGCCACACGTCCAGAAGGCGATCAAGAAGGTGAAGGTCACACCGAATCAGTACGGCAACGCAATCGAGGTTGAGATGCACGACAAGCTCTCAGCTCTGCGCGTGTTAGCTAGGTATCACGGGCTGCACGAACCGAACAGCGATACTGATTCGCGTCCAAGTATTTTAGGAATCAATTTGAAAGGTCCAGAAGTGACCACTTACGAGGTATTAGAAGATGGCGAGAGCGAAGCAAGCGACGGATCAGAGCCAACGATCGACCCAACGCCGAAGAAGGACGACGACCAAGCAGATCTCTTCTGACGAGGCGCTTGGTGGGTTAAGCCTAGATTTCTCTGGCGCGGCGACCACTTGGAAGTTTCTGCATGATGATTCGTTTGTCAGGGGCCTGATGGGGCCGGTGGGGTCAGGCAAGTCTTACGGCTGCGCCGCCGAAATCATGCTGCGTGCCGTCAAGCAGCCGCCATCGCCGAAGGACGGTATCCGCTACTCTCGGTTCGTGATCGTGAGGAACTCATACCCAGAGCTGCGCACTACAACCATCAAGACTTGGTTGGAACTATTCCCAGAGAATGTCTGGGGTCCGATGCGCTGGTCACCACCAATCAGTCATCACATCAAGCTACCGGCGCGAGGGGACGCAGCCGGCATCGACTGTGAGGTAATCTTCATGGCGCTCGATCAGCCAAAGGATGTCAGGAAACTGCTGTCTCTGGAATTGACCGGCGCTTGGGTGAATGAGGCCAGAGAGCTGCCGTTAGCTGTCGTACAAGGACTCACACACCGTGTGGGCCGCTATCCAACCAAAGGCAACGGCGGTTGTCCTTGGCGTGGTATCTGGATGGACACCAACCCAATGGACGATGACCACTGGTGGTATCGCCTCAGTGAGAAAGAGCCAGTGCGCGGCAAGTACAAGTGGGAGTTCTTTAAGCAACCGGGCGGCGTGATCGAAACCAATCGCGACGACGCCGAAGGAATCCCAGCCGCACAGAAGTTCTGGAAGGTGAACCCCAAGGCAGAGAACATCAACAACCTGCCACCCGGCTACTACGATCAGCAGCTCGGTGGCAAGAACCTCGACTGGATTCGCTGTTATGCCGGCGGTGAGTATGTGTATGTACAGGAGGGGCGTCCGGTTTGGCCGGAGTATGATGACTCGGTAATGTCAACAGAAGACATTCAAGTCGACCCAACGCTCCCAATACATATTGGTCTGGACTTTGGTTTGACACCTGCTGCGGTGTTCGGTCAAAGGCTGCCGTCGGGTCGCTGGAATATCCTCGATGAGATCGTGACAGATGATATGGGCTTAGAGCGATTCGGCTTGATTCTGCTTAATGAGATCAACGTCAAGTATAGCAAAAACGATATATTGGTATGGGGTGATCCCGCTGGCTCAAAGCGCGACGAGATCTTTGAGGTGACTGCATTTGATCACCTGAAGACCATCGGACTCAATGCAAGGCCGACAGCGAGTAACGACTTCCAAGTGCGCCGTGAAGCGGGAGCGATGCCTATGAACAGGTTCATTGATCGCAAGGCTGGTCTTCAGGTACACAAGGATTGTCAGCGACTGCGTAAGTCATTGGCCGGCGGTTATCACTTTAAGCGAGTCGCAGTTGGCGGTGGCACTGAGCGATTCCGCGACGCGCCGAACAAGAACGAACACTCACACGTCGGCGATGCCTTTGGTTATCTGCTACTCGGCGGTGGTGAGCATCGAGTTATGACCCGCGGCTATGGCGGACGGTATGGTTCCGCTGGACCAATGGGCAGCGGTCAATTCCAAGCAAACACGGACTTTGCAATATGGTGACGTCACTAGAGGTAACACGGGCGTTTGGAGTGCGCGGCGCGATTGCGTTACCATTTCACCCATCTCATTTAGCTAGACTAGAGGTTGATCGCGTAGTTGAAGCTGAGTTCACGTCTCTCGATAACCTAAAACATCGCGCAGAAGAGGTTGCCGAGGCGCGAACCGCGTTTACTGTTTTTCACGATATGAACCCTGCGTTATGTTTTGGGGTAACCCCTTACTGGCCCGGAATGGCAGAGGCTTGGATGATCCCATCTCAGTACGCACTCAATCGAGGATTAAGATTAACTCGCGGAGCTAAGCGGTTTTTTGATACCATTGGCCCAGCTCTTGGTTTACGCCGTCTGCAAATTGTGGTATGTGTCGATCGGGAAAAGGCTGTTTCTTGGGCTGAGTTCTTACGTTTCGAGCGAGAGGGCTTGATGCGCAAGTACGGGCCGGAAGGCAGTGATTACTATATGTACGCGAGGACTTATTGATGGGTGGAATATTTGGCAGCTCTCCGCCAGCACCAGACACTTCCAAGCAAGAGGCGCTCCAAGAGAAGCAGGATGCGCGCATTGCTCGGCAAGAAGCAGAGGAGCAGCGCCGCTTGGCAGCACAAACATCTGCCCGCAGAAGTGGCGGGTATCGATCTTTATTATCGCCTGAACGCGAAAATGCAATGACAGGCTTAACTAGCAAACTCGGTGGAGGCAGCTAATCATGGGTGGAATATTCGGAGGCGGCGGCGGTAAAAAGGCGCCAGAGCCAAAACCAGAACCAAAACCAGAACCACAGAAAGTGGATAAGCGCGCGGAACAGGAAGCGGCTGCATTGCAGTCGCGCCGGCGTGCCGGCGGAGCGCGGTCCTTGTTGTCACCAGCGCGCGAACAAGCGCAAACTGGATTGTCAACGAAGTTGGGCGGCGGGGCTTAATGCGGAAAGAGCATAAAAACCCCGAAGGCGGCCTGACTGAGGCAGGGAGGAGACACTTTGAGGCGAAGGAAGGCGGAAACTTGCAGCGTCCTGTGTCTTCTGGCACTAACCCTCGCCGTGTATCTTTCGCTGCTCGGTTTGCTGGTCAGAGTCATCCTGTGAAGGATGATAAAGGGAAGCCAACGCGATACGCGCTGGCGCTCAAGGCGTGGGGCTTCAGTTCACCAGCTGAAGCTCGCGCTTTTGCAAAACGACACAAGGAGTCCTGATATGCCAATGACGCAAAAAGGTTCAAAGATTATGTCTGCCATGAAGAAGAAGTATGGCAAGAAAAAGGGCGAAGAAGTGTTCTACGCCTCAAAGCAGAAAGGCGTCATTAGTGGCGTGGACAAACAAAGGAAAGCGTGATGGCACGAATTAGCCCGGCAGAGGTTCTGAAGCGTCAGGAAAAAGCTGATGCGCGCAAAGAGGAATGGCGCACGATTTACGAAGAGTGCTATGAGTTTGCGCTCCCACAGCGCAACTTGTATTCCGGTCACTATGAGGGCAAGACTGCTGGGCAGAATAAGATGGTTCGCGTCTTTGATGCGACGGCTATCAACTCGACTCAAAGGTTTGCTAACCGCATCCAGTCAGCTCTTTTCCCTCCGTACCGCGAATGGTGTACGCTAGAGCCGGGCAATGAGATCCCGCGAGAGCGCCGCAGTGAAATCCGCGAAGCACTAGAGATCTATACCGGGCGGATGTTTGACGTGATTCGTCAGACAAACTTTGATCTTGCGATGTCCGAATTCTTGCTCGACCTTTGCGTCGGCACAGCAGTGATGCTTGTGCAGCCGGGTGATGCAGATGCGCCAGTACGCTTTGTTCCTGTACCGCAATACCTTGTGTCTTTAGAAGAAGGCCCACACGGCACAGTCGATAACGTCTACCGGAAGCTGCGTCTTCGCGGCGAAGCGATTTCCCGGCAATGGCCGGATGCGCAAATCCCTGAAGATCTACAAAGAAAGATCGATCAGAAGCCAGACGAAGAAATTGACCTCGTTGAAGCGACGGTATTCAACGTCGATGAAGACACATACTGCTATCACCTGATCTGGCCGAAGGATAAGGTTGAGCTGGTCTACCGAACCATGAATGTGTCGCCGTGGATTGTTGCGCGATTTATGAAGGTTCCGGGCGAAGTCTATGGCCGCGGCCCATTATGTACTGCGCTGCCAGACATTAAGACACTCAACAAGGTCAAAGAGCTGGTGTTGAAAAACGCATCACTCGCCGTTGCTGGGGTTTATACGGCAGCTGATGATGGTGTACTTAACCCACAAACAATACAGATCACGCCGGGAGCAATCATTCCAGTTGCGCGTAACGGCGGACCACAAGGCGAATCGCTACGCCCATTGCGCTCGGCAACTGACTTCAATACATCTCAGCTGGTCATCAATGATCTTGTGATGAATATCAAGAAGATGTTGTACGACGACTCCCTGCCACCAGACAACATGTCGGCGCGTAGTGCGACAGAGATCGTGCAGCGCATGAAGGAATTGTCTCAAAACCTAGGCTCGGCATATGGCAGATTGATCACGGAGGCAATGACTCCAATCGTGCGCCGGGTTCTCTACGTCATGGACGAAGTTGGTTTAATTGACTTACCACTAAGTGTTGACGGCCTTGAAGTCAAAGTTGTTCCGACGTCGCCATTAGCGCAGACACAGAACATGGAAGACCTAGAAAAAGTCCTGCAATTTGGTCAGATTGCTGCGCAGTTTGGTATGCAGGGTCAGGTCATGGTGAACCAAGAAGAAATGCTGGAATACATAGCAGAAAAAATGAGTGTTCCACAAAGATTGCTGAACAACGCAGAACAGAGGGAAGCGATTGTGACGCAAATGCAACAGGCACAACAACAGGCGCAACCGCCGCAGGGAGCGCAATAGGAGTGAGATATGGAAGGCTGGGACAGCTTACGCCCATCTGAAAATGCGCATCTGCATAAAAGCAGAATCGCGCAAGACGACTTAAATACCGCCTTTGTTCGATGCTTTTCGACAGAGGCCGGTATTGAGGTTCTTGAACATCTCAAGCAAGTCACATTGGATCAGCCGTCGTGGTATCCCGGCGAAGATCCAAGTCATGGCTTTGCAAGAGAGGGACAGAACAGCATTGTGAGAGAAATATTAAGACGAATCGATAAAGGAAGGCAATTATGAGCGAAGCCGCTGAAAGCATTGATGTTCAGGAAAACACTGCTCCTGAAGCAACAAATGAACAGCAGGATAGTGATTCATTACTATCACCTACTCTTGAGACGCAAGAAGAGCAATCACCAGAAGATGCAGCTGTTCCGCACATTGCTGGTGAGCAACAGGACGCGCCAGTCGACGAAGAGATCGATTGGGGTGATCGCCCTGATTGGATGCCAGAGCAGTTCTGGGACAAAGACAACGGACCAGCGCTTGAGGAAATGGCAAAGTCGTACAATGAGCTGCGCGCTAAAATGTCAGCTGGCAAGCACAAGGCACCAAAGGACGGCAAGTATGACATTGCCTCACTCAAGGATCACGGGGTTAGTGATGACGATCCGCTGCTGAATCAGTTTAGTGAGTTCGCTGCTGAGAATGGGTTAAGTCAGGATCAGTTTGACCAGATCGCCCAGATGCATATGGCTCAAATGTCCGGAATTATGGAAGACATTGAAGTCGATAAGCAGAAAGAGATAGCTAAGCTCGGCCCGCGCGCAGACAAAGTAATCAACAACCTGAACACTTGGTTAGGAAAACTAGGCAACTCTGGGACGCTGACTGGTGAAGAAGTGGATGCAATCGCCGGCGCTGCAAAGACGGCTGACTTCATTAAGGCGATGAATAAGATCAGGTCATCATACGGGGAGCAAACAATCCCCGATGTTACTGTTCAAGAGGGCAATGCTGTCAGCAAGGCAGATCTCGACGCAATGGTTGCTGATCCACGCTACGGAAAAGACATGGCCTACACGCAAGGTGTAGAGCGCAAATTCATGGAATTTTTCGGCGAAGCGTAACACCCATAGGGGGTACTTTTGCCCCCTATCCCTTCTTTGATCTAGCAGCAAAGCTGTTATATTTCAATCAACCGATAACTCATTTTCTTGAGCCGGCTACCTGATTACCGCGGCCCACACTGGACAACCGAGACAGGTTTTACCCAAAAAATTTTTGTTTAACTAAAGGACGAAGCAAATGGCAGTTTCAATCTCAAATGCCTTTGTCACTCTGTTCGACTCAGAGGTAAAACAGGCTTACCAAGGGCAACGTCTCTTGGCCGGTGCTACCCGCGAGCGTTCAGGAGTAGAAGGCTCAACAGTTAAGTTCCCTAAAATTGGTAAGGGATCAGCAACTATCCGCGTTCCACAGACTGATGTAACTCCACTCAACGTGTCTTACTCACAAGTCACTGCGACAATGGAAGACTACATTGCTGCGGAATACTCAGACATTTTCAACCAGCAGAAGGTCAACTTCAACGAGCGTCAAGAGCTTGTACAAGTTGTATCTGGCGCAATCGCACGTCGTATGGACCAAGTTGTATTGGACGCACTCGCTGCATCTTCTACTTCATTGGCAGTTGGTAACGACATCGGCGGCACAGACTCTAACCTGAACATTGAAAAGCTCCGCGAAGCTAAGAAGCTTCTCGATGCTGGCAACGTGCCAATGCAAGGTCGCATGATGCTCATCCACGCAAACAGCTTGTCTGCATTGCTTGGTGAGACAGAAGTTACTTCTTCAGATTTCAACACTGTCAAGGCGTTGGTAACTGGTGAAGTCGACACTTACATGGGCTTCAAGTTCATCACTTTCGGTGATCGTGATGAAGGCGGCCTGCCAATCGACGGTTCTTCTGACCGCACTCTCTACGCTTTCCACCGCGACGCGCTTGGTCTTGGTGTAGGCATGGGTCAGACTTCACGCGTTGACTACATTCCAGAGAAGACTTCCTTCTTGGTTGCGTCAATGTTCTCAGCTGGTGCGGTAGCGATCGATGACGAAGGTATCGTCAAGATCACTTGCCGTGAATCATAAGGAGGCATAGACAATGGCATATGCAGTAGCAGGGCTTCAGCCCATCGGTGGTCAGGCGAAAGCTGGCAACGCTCCTCAGA